TTCAATCCTGGAGTGTTTACACCTCAGACTACTTTAGATATACAGACGATTTCAGCTCAATATGGTAGAACAATTGATATAGCTCAAGGAAGTAATTCTTTCGAGTTCGAAGTTCCTTATATTGCTCCAACACCATTTTTGGAAGTTCCTCATTCCAATGATACTACGCAAGGCGTAACAGCTTTAAATAGTGTCGGAATGTTGCATGTAGTCGTGCTTAATAGATTGGTGTGCCCTAACAACGTACCCACATCTATTATAGTAAACGTGTACATATCCGGAGGTGATAATTTCATTCTTCGAGGGTTGTCAACCGCCAACTTGTGGACACCAATTGAGCCTGCTCCTATTGGTAGAAATAAGTTCGAAGCCCAAATGATGGCTGTAGAGCCATTACAAAGCGAGGTTGTCGAGGAGAAGGTCATTTCTGACCCTATCCCGGTATCGAAGGATTCAATAGGGAATTCGAAAGAAGGAACTATAAATCCAGGCATATCGCTCAGTACACGTGACTATCTGAAGAAGTATCAACTAGTTTATAGGAACATACCTCTTCAGCTTCCATACTTCAAGCGGAAAATAGATCTTCGTGATCTAATTTCCATAGAAGACAATGTTCGCTCTACAGGATTGTTGGAGTGGTTTACTGCTCCTTATCGCTGTATTCATGGTGGTTTAAGATTCAACATAAGTTTCAATGGTTCTTTTACTAATTCTAACTTATTCCAATCTATTTGTAGTCAATTCCGTGTGTATTTTCTGCCTCCACTTTCGAACACCAGTGGTTACAACGCAATAACTTTGCAGTTTCTTGAAACTTTTCAAGAAACAGCAGATCCATTGCTAAACGTAACCCGTTTGAATGTGAGTATGATCAATACAATTGACCGCACACTCCACTTTGAAGTCCCTTATCAAGTTTTACTCAATTTCAACTTGACAAAGGATGAGATCGATCTAGCTTATGCTACTAGCCATTATACAGATATGGGTTCTATACTTATGTTTGCTGATGGGATCGAAGGACAACTGCAGCCAGATGACTTGACCGTAACAGTTCATGTTGCCTATGCAGATGAGACAAGGGCATTTTATTTATATAAAGTGCCATTATTGGGTCGATCAGATATTTATTATCCAGATCAGTGGGAGGGTACCACGCTCAATAACTTGACTCCTGTCTTCTAACTCTTACGATTTATTGTAGGATTTTTCAGCTCAATGGTAAGAGGATAAATTACTCGTTTAGTTCAGACGTTACGGGACTAAGCCTATGAATTAGGCCAAGTTTATATATACTTGTAAACATATAAGAGAAAGAATGAAAGAAGCGTCACTTCAAACATGCGATACAAGTAGCTAGCTACCTCTATATTTCATGGATATCCCTTGCGGCTCTATCTATAGTTGTAATACGTAACCCTTTCTTTTCTTTAGGTGTATAAAATCAACCACGAAAGTGCTTTGTGAATTAATTTTCATAAATACGTTGAGGAAGGAAACCTTTAGATCAAAAATTTTAATCTCGGCTCTTCCAGGAGTCTAAGCTGGAGGTCTGTAGGGACCTTAAATACTACGTTGTCATGTGTCGTAAACATATGGTAGGAGATATACTACTAAAATTTATCAACCAGGAAGTGTCTTCCTGCATAAAGCTCACTCTATC